GTGTTTTTGTACGAAAAGCAGTATCTTTGCAGAGGAACAATACGTTATAACGAAATGAAATCACCAGAGCAGATAAACAAGATAGCAGCAGTTGTACTGTATATATTGCAGCACTTCAAGGACGGTGTGGATTATATCAAGCTGTTCAAAATCATGTATTTTGCGCAACGTGAGTATTTGGCTACCTATGGTTTGACCATTGCCGAGGACACGTTTAAGGCACGTCAGTTAGGTCCCGTTCCATCGCTCACTTACAAGGTGGTGAAGATGGTAGAGAACGGCGACGAGTCGGCAGACCTCAAAGGTTTTACATCTTCTATTCGCGTGGACGAAAACCAAAGGGTTTATGCCACGGCGACACCGGACATGGATTATATAGCCGATATGGAAAAAGAGGAACTGGACAAGACGATAGCCCAATACGGTGGTGTTGACTCAAAGCGGCTTTCGGAGTTGTCGCACGATGATGCCTACAATGCAGTGTGCGAGCGAATGAAAGACGATCCACAGAAAGACGTGCTTACACTCATTGACATTGCACGTGCAGGCGGTGCGTCGGACGCAATGGTAAACCACATTCGCAAGGTGCAGATTATCAAGGAGTCAATGGCATGTTGATTGACGATGCTAAAGGGGCATTGGCGGCACTCAAAGCCGAGATGCAGGAAGACAGGCGCATAAAGTCGGGCACTGACCTCAACGTGGGCGATATTGTTTATCAGGACATGGATAGAAACGACGGTTTGGTACTCAACAAGGGCTACGATGACAGGTTGAAGTTTTTTGTTATAGTCGGCAAGAACTCAAAGGGCGATGCCATAGGGCTTTGCCTGATAAATTCGGATTTGGATTTTTACAAGAACGTTCCGGCTATGCAACGCTTTCAGTACATTTTGAAAGCCGCCGACTACAAAGGTGTATTGAAGAAAGACAGCCGTTTGGATTGTGCGCAGCTTTTCCCGATGAAAGCAAGAAAGAGTGTGGCGGTGAAAGCCGAGCGTGTCGGACACCTCACAGCAGATGACGAAGCAAAGGTTTTGCCGCTTGTTGCCTCATGCGGATTTATTGACGCACACATGAAAAAGGTTTACAGAATAGGGCATAAATAAAGATTTTCAACATTATTGGAATGGATGTTTAAACCCTTAATTCCGCAACACTATTATAAAACAAACTTTTTAAGTACCTGAGCAACAAAAAGTTGCCCAGGATTTTTCAATGTCGAAGAATTCACTTATCTTAGTGTTGCAAAAATAAACCCAAATCGGTCATTAGGATTTCTCTTTGCCGTACGACACAGAGAAATCCTAATGACCGATTTGGAATAAATGGCGCAAACCCGATAGACAAATACATAGCATTGCATCAGAAAAGACCATAACGCCGATAAACTTTTTGCTTACTATTCGCAGATTATCACATGGATTAAAAATACCTTCACCAAGTATCGCAAGGAGATGAAAGAATTGGATTGGGGCGAGATGTTCGACAGTTTCGGTAGCAAGGAGTTCAACCCTAATGACCTTGAGAAAAAATTAGCCAACCAATGGAAGATGACGAGATAATGAAGAAATCGGGCATCTACCGCTATGTGTTAAGCAAAGACTTGCGCGACCTCTCCTTCCGCACATTCGACAAAAAACAAAAGCGTGAGGCATACGCACGTCAAAAAGGCATTTGCCCTTATTGCCACAAACACTTCGAACTCGAAGAAATGGAAGCCGACCACATTAAGCCGTGGAGCAAAGGTGGAACAACCATTGCAGACAACTGCCAAATGCTTTGCCGTGATTGCAACAGGACGAAAGGAAACAAATACTAAGTATTCTCAATGATTGCTGTCCGGTAAAATTTAAGCCAAAGCCACTTCCCCACTGCACACTGCTGCGGAGGCCAGAGACCTCCGCTACTGGTAGACGCATAGTTAGGGATGACAGATAAGGCTGGTAGAGTTCTCGTTCTGCGGATCATCTGCCAGCCTTTATCGTGCTCATAATCTGAGGATTGCGGCGATGCTGACAGATATGGTAGATATTTTTCGCTAACAATGATTTTATCAGTCATCATATACATCAGAAACTGAAAAAGCCGCAGACTGTTGTCAGCGGCTTTTTTGTAAGTATAAACATTAGGATTGATTATCCGAAGTTGTCATACATTATTTTGTTGCCGTTGATATTCAATGAGTTGCGCTTGTCGGGGGACGGAATTGCACGCAACAGGCGTTTCGGTCCTACACCTGTAGACCATTTCGTTGGCGTCAACAAAATGGTCTACAGGCTTGCAAGCCACTTCTTGCCCGACTTCGTATTGAGCCAGATGATTATTGCAACCACTACAGCGAGGAACGCTGCAAATGTAACTATAGCGTAGATCATATCCTTATTCAGTTGTTCAGTATTTCTTAATAACTCAATGTATACATAATAGTACATTAAAAATACAATTTTTTGTTGTAATTATATATTTGTACCTTTGCAGGTTTCGCCTTCTCGCTTTTCCTGAGGGCGCAGCCTACTTCTCCACCATCCGCTCGTACACCTTGATGAGGCGTTCCTTCTCAGCGAGCAGAGCTTCGAGCGACTTGATGCGCTCTTGTAACACGGCATCCGTACCTACAGATACATTGCCAACAGAGTTATGACTACCTATTGCAACATTGCTGTCTGAAGAAACTTTATTCGGAGTTTGCGTATCAAAGAAAACAGCTATATTTACCTTTAACACCTGCGCAATTCGCTCCAAGTCACCAGCCTGTATCTGATTTAAACGAATACACCGATGGAGGTTGGGTTCGGACATACCAATATCCTTAGCAAGTTGCTTTACACCACCCTCACGATTTTCACAATAATTTTTAATCGCCTGTAAGTTCATAATAATCAATACTTTATATTAACACTACGATTATTTGTGATAGTGTAATAACATTTATTAACTATCATATATTATCGTCTAACGATTATATTTAATATCTTTGCACCATAAAGTTACAAACAATAAATGAAACAGGCAATGAAAAAGGAAGAAAACCATCACGAAAAGTCGCTTCTCGGGCAGTTCTCAGAGCTTGCCCTTGGCGAGAGTCTGACGGTACCCGTCGGACGTTTGAGCTACGTGCGTAGCATCTGCACCACCTTCGGTATGCAGTGGGGAAAGAAGTTCACAACGAAAGTGAGCCGCGCCGAAGGAGTCGTAACGGCAACACGCACCGTGTAGCGAAACATTTAACAGCAACATATAGTATTAACAACTAAAAACAACGCAACAATGAGAAAGCACATAGAAGAATTAAAGGCAAAATCCGAAGAGATAACCAAAGAGATAGCCACCGTCTTAGAAAGACATTCACCACAACCAGGAGTAGTATTCCTTGCCGCCCTATCAGCAAGTCTCAAACTCCTTGCAGATAGTATAGAAAAAGGCGGCGGCCCATCAGCCGAGGAAACCATGAATAGATTTTTCGAATATACAGAGGCGTGCTTCGCCTGTTGCAACAAAAACAACGCATAACATGAGAAAGCAATATTACATCGACAGTCCGTTCTGGAGAAAGATAAACACCCGCACGGAAGCGCTCGGCGAGTTCCTCGCGGGCTTCAAGCACACGCTGGTAGAGTTCAACGACGAGCGCACGCCGCACATCACGAAAGAAGACCTGCTCGCCTTCATCGAGCTTCACGTCTCGCACATCAACGAGCACATAGGCAGAGGCCGCAAGCTGACGGTAAGGATGGGCGAGTTCGTGGGCGACATAATATACAGCTTCGAGTTCGAGGGAAAGAGCGACGTTGTAGGCAATCTCCGGCTGAAGCCTATACTGAAAACCATCGGCTGCGCCGACGATACAGAAGGAAAGGAGGCGGAGAATGATTAATCTGAAATTAGACCGCAAGGAGTTCTTCGCAGTGATAGAAGGACTCGTGCGCAGCTCACAGAGCGCACAGTACGTCTGGCGCGAGATAGTGTACAAGAGCATCTTCAACATGAACGCTGAAGACCTCGACTACCTCTGGTACTACCTACGCCGTGACATCCATCCGTGCTACTTCTACGATCACGACGGCACAACGGAGCCGCAACCAGGACACGACGACTTCGCGCACGCCCTCGCAGCAATGCACAGAGGTAACCGCTACACCGTGGCGTGCCAGGGCCCGAAGCAGGCGAAGCAGCACAAGTACTTATGCTACAAGTACAACGGCGAGTACCGCCCGCTGCTGAACGTCGGAGTGACGTGCAAGCGCTTCCAGCCGTTCGACGCCGTGATACCGAAGGAATGGATAAGAGCAGTAGGACACAGAAGCGTGCCGGAGAACATCTACGTGCCTGACGACAAGAAGGCATGGTGGACGGAGCTCCCGGAATAGCAACCGCAAACGGCGTGAACGTTCAGAAACTTGCAGGTAGACGAACAATATACGCGAAAGGCGCCTCGGAACGTAGCCCGGCTCGCTATACGCAGCCGCCGTACAACGTACAACGGAATGCTGGTGCGGACGCATGGCAGCGAAGGAAAACGTAACCACCGCACACTTTTAGTAAAGACGACCTAAACTCAAAGGAATATGCGAAACTATAGAGACCTCACGCCGCATGAGGTGGAAAGACTCAAAGACGAGTATCCCATAACGGCAAACAGACGCCTCGCCATTCGCTATGGTGTCAGCATCGACGGCATCAGCAAACTGGCAAAGAACCTTGGCTGGAAGAAAGACCGTTTATCGGTATGCACAGGCAGCGGCAGAGACCATACGCCGACATCAGAAGAGGAGGCGTGGATAGTGCAGCATTTCCCGAATACGCCAAACCCAGAGATTATACAGCGCATCGACATCGCCGAAAGAACCCTCTACAGGATAGCCAGAAGGTACGGACTGAAGAAGGACAAGAGATACCTAAGCCGTATGCGCCGGGCCAATCTCAAGGAAGCTTCCCGAAAATGCAAGGAGCTCGGCGTCTACAAGGAGAATGCAGAGCGCGCCAAAATCATGTGGCAGAAAACAAAGGTGAAACCCCGCGAAGAGTGGCCAGGCTACAAGCCCGGACTCAAGCCATGGGAGCAGCCAGGAATGACACGGCGCAAATACGTGCAAGGCAGACAAAAGGCAGAGGAAACCATGAGGCATCAGCGCAAGATGGAACGCTTCCGTATCATATCCGGCGAAAAGCAGCAGACAAAACTCCGAATACGTACCAACATCACACGCAGAGCTTCGATACACAAGTACATGATGATAAAGGACTGCAACTATTTTGCGATAGAGGGCGAAGTGAACACTATATGCTACGACGAGCAGACACGGCGGTCCATGAAGCGCGAAGCAACGGCAAGACGCCTCGGGCTGAAGGTGGAAGCAGCTGACGAATAGGAAGAAACAGAATAAAACGACTAAAAAACGACTAAAAACATACAACCATGCAACAGAAAGAATTTGAAGAACTCACGGGATTACAAGTGACCCCTGAGGAATACTACGAGATAGAGCAGATATACAACACCGTAGACACCATCGACAAGAAGGAGTTCTGCGAGCACTGGAAGCGAGGAAACTACATGTACCTCCTCGCACAGCTCGTAAAGAAGGTAAGAGACTACGAGAAGTGGGTGAATGATAACGAGAAGTGGGCGAAAGAACAGCAAGAAGCGAAAGACGCCTGCATCCCGGTGCTGCTCGACAAAGCTAACGTCTACAACGACTACAAACTAAAGGAGGTAGCAATAAGTCTCGCAGGGGTAAGAAAAACGGCAAAACTATCCATAATGCACGACTACAAGCTCTGCGCAGACGAGAAGGAGTACCTCCTCGCCATGATCACCGCCGACGAAATGACACCAAGTATCGACAATACGGAAGATTAACGAACCAAACAAACAACGCAATATGAAACAAATAATAAGCAACTACAGATACTGGGTGCTCTTCGCACTCGCTTCTGTGATAATCATCGGACTCATCGTTGTGCCAAGCACTGACACGACCTTCGGCATGTACGCCGCAGTGATCTTCGGAAGCAAGGCCGCAGCCCTCGCAGCGCTACTCGCCTTCTGCCACTACTACATGAAGTGGAAAGACGAGGGAAGTATATCAGAACTCACAGACTTAGAGGAGGAATAGATATGGAGAACCTGGAGAACAACGAGAGCGCCAACATAATAGAGCAGCTCGAAAGAATACGCACGGCGACCATCCTCGCCACGAAAGCGGTATATAACACGGCTGAGGCAAGCGAGTACATGGGCATAAAGATAGGCTTTCTCTACGAGCTCGTAAGGGCACGCAAGATAAACCACTTCCGCAGCAAGGGCGGCAAGCTCCTCTACTTCAAGCGCAAAGACCTCGACGACTGGATGCTGTACAACTCGGTGCCGGCATGTTACGCCGCCGCTACACCAGCCAGAGTGAGAGCGAAGTCTTTCGCCTATTAAATCGGGAATAAATTATTAATTGAATAGAATAGAATCCAAAAAATTCAGGCAGTCCGGCACTCGGGTTTTTGTTAGGTTTTGAGTGTTTTTCATTTTTCTTTTGTGCCGGACGCACCATGCCCCACGTCGGGAGACGGACGGCATGTTTTTTATGAACTCTGTTCTACGAATAAAACATCAACGATATGGAAGGATTCATGCTATACACCGCCCAATACCCTGCAATCAAGACGATGACGCAGGAGCAGAAGGGCGACCTTCTCGACGCTCTCTACGCCTATGCGATAGACGGTGCGCAGATAAGTGCTGAGGCTGACCCGATGGTGCAGATGGCTTTCGCCTTCATACGCGACGCCATAGACCGTGCACAGGGCAAGTACGAGGCGAAGTGCGAACGCAACAGGCAGACAGCCCTGAAACGTGAGCAGAAGAAGCGAGAAGCACAAACGTGCACGAACGTACACGAACACGATGCAGACAACGCAGCGGAACACGAACGTGAAGGAGAAGAACAAACGTGCACGAACGTGTACAAACGTGCACCGCAAAGCACGAACGTGCACGAACGTGGTAAAACAGCACGAACGTGCACGAATGTGAACGAACGTGCACCGCAAAGCACAAACGTGCACGAACGTTCACCTATAAAAACAAAACAAAACAAAACGAAACAAAACAAAACAAACCCCTCTATAGAAAGAGGGGGGAAAGAAAAAGAAAAAGAAAGTCCGCAAGCGGCCGTTTCTTTTTCGGCCCTCTCGCCCACCCCCACCCCCACGGGAGAGAGTTCTGGCGGAAGTGAGGAAGCGGAGGCACAGAGAAGACGGGTGGAGATTGACGCCGAGTGCGTGGCGCTGAAAAACTACTGGAACGGGCAGGCTGAGAAGACAGGCAGCCTGGTGCGCCGTGTGACGCTGCTGACAGACGCCCGCAAGGCCCTCGTAAGGGCAAGGCTCGCCGAATACGACAACGACATAGCCGTGTTGAGGCTCGCCGTTGACAAGATAATAGCAAGCAGCTATGCCAACGGAGAGAACCCGAGAAACTGGGTGGCAACCTTCGACTGGCTGATGACGCAGGAGAACTTCGTGAAGACGCTCGAAGGCAACTACGACAACGCCCTGCGCCGCACAAAGCAGGGCTGCAAAGACAAGCCAGCGTCCGCAGGCTGCGATATGACGGAAGCCATCGCTGAGGCCCAACAGGACAGCGGCGACAAGGAACGGGAACTGAAGGAACGCATCGAGGGCATGGTGCGGCTCGTGAACCGCGACCCGCAAAGCAGTGCCCGCAAAGCCCTCGAAAACTACGAGCGTAACGGCACGCTCAAAAGACTCGGCATCGTATGGGAACCGCTACTGCACCAGGCATGAACGACGAGTGCAAGACCTGCCAGCACACAAGACGCTGCATCAACGGAGCATGGTGCACAAAGCTCGGCAGATACGTAGAACACGCCCTGCGCCCTCCGTGCCAGGACACAACAAAACAACAAAACAAGCAAAACGACATGGAACAGAAAACATACTACCTCGACACAGGCAACGACCGCGTCTACTTCAACGTGATAGACTGCGAGACGGTGTGCCGCGACACTACATCGAGAGTGTCAGAAGACAAGTTGATAACCTTTCTCCAGACCGCCAAGGAACTGGGGCTTAAAGCCGGAAGCCTATGAACACGCTGATACAAGGATCCGTCGGCCATCGTGTGATGCTCGCCTCGGAAAAGCAGGTGGAAGAGATGCAGAGAAGAATATCGCGCTGCTCGGTGCTCTTCTTCGTGATATGCGGAGCGGCATACAACTGCGCACAGTCAGCAATGGTGGATGCCTACGAGGTGCTCAGCAAGACGAAATACTGGCGTCACGGAGTGAAGAAGGGCGTGAAGCAGGCTCTGTCGGCATACGACCGCTGGGACGTGCACGTGAAGCACCAGACGGGCGAGACCTACGGACTGTGGCTCGACACCACGGACGCCGTGTACGACGAGATGAGGCCGCACATACAGAAGCTCTTCTTCTCGGTAGACGCAGAACTGTTGAGGCTGAACGTCGACGATCATCGGCTGAAGGCTCACATGCTCACGGCTATGACGGTGATAGAGATCTGCTGCTATATGCACGACCAGGCAATGGATCAGTTCCGTGAGCAATGCGGCACGCCGATACGTGCGACCTTCGGACGCAGCGACTTCAACGCCGTGCGCCAGACATGGGAGACGGCATGTGCAGAGCTGTTCAAGCAGGCAGGCGACCCCGTGGTGCAGCTCAACGGCAACAGAGAGTGGGAGCTTGCGGTGAAGGTGCTGCAGAACAAGTTTGACAACCACGAGATGTATAACCGGGCGGCAAGCTATGCCCTCGATATGAACCCGGACCGCGACACCCGGACCGAAGAGGAGAAGGAGGCAGCATGTTAGAAGCGATACAGATACCCCACCAGTTCAAGCCGGATATAATAATCGGCATCGACCCCGACGTAGACGAGAGCGGCGTAGGCGTGGTCTACCGCACAAGCAGAAGCGTGACGCCCATGAAGTTCTCCTTTCCTAACCTCATCGACTATCTCACCATGACGCGAGACATGAACCCCGGCAAAGTGCTCGTGGTGCTGGAGGGAGGCTGGCTTGTCAGATCTAACTGGCATCTCGGAGGCGGCTACATGACGATGCAGAAAGCCGCCGAGCTCGGAAGACGCACGGGAATGAACCACCAGACGGGCATCCTCATCGAGGAAATGTGCAGCCATCTCGACATACCGTGCACGGTAGCGAAGCCTATGCGCAAGGTATGGAAAGGCAAGGACGGCAAGATAACGCAGGCTGAGCTTCAGAAGTCGGTAGGCGTGACGAACCGCCTGCCAAGAATGAACCAGGATCAGAGAGACGCATGCCTGCTGGCATGGGTGTACGCCGGGTTCCCGGTTAAAGTATAAACACACAAGGATATGATAACGACTCGCCCAGATGTAGAGCTTGACGGCCTCTACACCGTAAGCAAAGCAGCTGCAGCCCTGCATGTGGACCGTCATACTATCAAGCGCTACGCAGCCAAAGGACTGATAACCTTCCGCAGAAGGCAAGCCAACGGCAGGCCGGTGACCACTGGAAGGCAGATACTGAGGTGCTGGCGCAGTCTCTACTCGTGACGATCATCTTTAAACCTACCAAAGAATGGCAAAGGACAAGGACTACAGAAGACTCATACACACCGCACAATGGGTAAGGCTGAGACGCGCAAAGCTGACGGCCTTTCCGCTGTGCGAGAGGTGCAGGGAAGAAGGCAGGCTCGCTCCGGCTACCGAGGTGCATCACATACGCCCGGTGGAAGAAGGTCTCACGTTGAGGGAGAAGGAGCAGCTGATGTTCGACCCTCACAACCTGCGGGCACTCTGCCATGAGTGTCACGTGAAGACGCACACGGAGATGGGAAGATGCGGAAAGAAGCAGGCGAAGGAAAGAGCGGAGGCCCACCTTCTCCGCTTCAAGGACAGATTCATGGGACAGTAGCCCCGGGGGGGGTGTTTTTTTAAAGGGGGTGCACCCCTTCTAAACCTCGCCCGGCCCTTTTTCCACGCGCAAGAAAAATTTCGAGCCGTGGGGGCTGAAGACCTAAAACAGGACATTTGGCACACTATAAAAAACGCATGGAAGACAAAAAGCAAAAGTTCTTGGAAGCCCTGATGCAAGGATACGGCATTATAGCCGTCGCCTGCGAGGCTGTCGGCATAAGCCGCAGCACCTACTACCGATGGTACAACAGCGACCCCGGATTCAAGGAGAAGGTGGACGAGATAGCCGAGACGCAGACGGACTTCGTGGAGAGCAAACTGATGCAGCTCATCAACGCCAACGACACCACGGCGATAATATTCTACCTGAAGACCAAGGGCAAGAAACGAGGCTACAGCGACAAGGCGCAGAAAGACTTTGCGCCATCGACGGAGCCTATTCTACCTAATCCCGCAGACGAAAAGGAGCGCAGACGCATAGAGCGCAGGGTGAAGAACAAGAAGGACTACATCATAAAGCTGCTGAAGAGCCAGGGCAAATACACCGCCGAGCTGACATACCAGGTAGAGCTGACGGCGCAGCTGCTTGTCAGAGCGGAAGTGCTCAATGAAGAAATGCTCCGGGATGGTTACAGCTCCGTGAACGTAGAGTACAGCCGAGAGGGCAACGAGCGGCACACGGTAAACCCGAAAGAGAAGCTGTACCTCAACGTGGCGAGCCTGGCGCAGCGTGCCCTCCGTGCTCTGGGCATGAACAACGACGGCAAGGAACGCAGGACTGAAGACGACACGCTCGACGAGTTCATGAAGGCTATGAAGGAGGGCGACGAATGACGGAAGAGGAGAAAGTAAGGCTACGGAGCCTGAAAGCAGACACGGCGGCATGGCTGCAGAGAGACAGGGATGCCTACCCTACCCGCTATCGCTGTGCGCTTGTCGAGACAGACCGGCGCATCGGCGACTACGTGTACGGCGTGATAGACAACCCGGAACGGCACAACCTCTACGAGCTGCTGGCAGTGAAACGCTTCTTCCATATGCTCGACCGCTACGAATGGAGTCCGAAGCGTGTAAAGCACTTCTTTCGCTTCTACCAGGCTCTGCGCTTCAGCGGCATCAACGGGCGCACACGCTACAAGCTGACGCCGGTGCAGGCTTTCCAGTTCGCCAACATCTTCGGCTTCGTAAAGCCAGACGGACGGCGACTGATACGCTCCGTCTATCTCTTCGTGCCCCGCAAGTTCTCAAAGACGACCTCCAGCGCAGCTCTCGCCGTTTACGACATGCTCTTCGGCGACAACAACGCACAGGCTTACGTAGGAGCCAACAGCTACGACCAGGCGAAGATATGCTTCGACGAGATACGAGCCATAATGTTTGACCTCGACGCAGGCGGACGCCACTTCCGGGTAAACCGCGAGAAGATAACGTTTCTCGATCGTGGCCGTGACAGCCTTATCCAGTGTCTCACCGCCAACGCCAAGACGAAAGACGGCCTGTACGCCTCGCTCGTAATCATGGACGAGTATGCGCAGGCACGCAACACGGCAGGCAAGAACGGTGCAGACCTGAAGAACGTGCTTACAACCTCAATGGGTCCTCGCCGAGAACCGCTCGTGATAGTGATCACTACAGCGAGCGAGGTGGTGGATGGGCCGTTCAAGGGAGAACTCGACGGCGTGATGGCGGTGCTGCGAGGAGAGAAAGCGAACGATACCATGTTTGCATCCATCTTTATGCCGGACGTTGACGACGACGAGGGCGACCCAGCGACATGGGCGAAGGTGCAGCCTCATCTCGGCATAACGGTGCAGCCCGACTACTACGAGCGGGAGTACGAGAACGCACAGCTGTCGGCGGAGAATATGCTTGCTTTCCGCACAAAGCTGCTGAACATCTTCTGCGTGAGCGACGAGAAGACGTGGTTCACCTACGAGAAGGCGAACGACCTGCTCGGCAAGTTCGACATAGACAACGTTGCAGGACACCCCGACTGCGCTGTGGCGTTCGACCTCTCGATACATGATGATTTCAGTGCCGTGTCTTATACGATCTACTCAACGGAGTCGAAGAAGTTCTACTGCCATACCGACTACTACTTCCCGGAAGGAGCACTGAAAGGACACCCTAACGAGCAGCTCTACCGCTCATGGCACGCCAAAGGACACCTTCAGTTCTGCAAGGGACAGAAGATAGACGTGGCGCAGATAGCGGAAGACATTCTGCGCCGATCCAAAAAGGTTAACATCATACGTATCGGCTACGACAAGTACAAGGCGCAGGACTTGACGAGCATCCTCTCGTCGGTAGGAGCCCGCAACGTGCTCACTCCATACAGTCAGACATACGGCAGCTTCAACCTCCCGGTGGAGTCGTTCGAGATGCTGGCGTGGAATGATCCGCCGAAGATAGTGTTCAACGACAACCCCATAAACACTTTCTGCCTCTCAAACTGCGTGCTCGACACCGACAACCTGGAGAACAAGAAGCCGCTGAAGCTGTCGCAGTACCGCAAGATAGACGGTACCATAACCATGCTGATGACGCTCGGACTGATGTACACTTACGAAAGATAAAACGACGAAAACATGCAACAATAAACAACGTAATTATGACAAAAGAAGAATGTTGCCGAATATTCGGCATTGAAGACATCATGGACTTGCCTCAAGTCGCCATGGATGTTATTATGGGCGACAAGGCCCGCAGGGACGCTATCTACGCAGAGCTGCTCGATGTCAACCGCCATGACATGAGCTACGACTGGTTTCGCCAGTTGTATGAAGAGGAGTTTGCACAGCGCAAGAAACAGAAACAGGACTTCACGCCATGGGAAGTGTCGGAGCTTGTGGCGAAGATAGCCGTGCCAACAATAGGAACCATACACGAGCCGACGGCGGGTACCGGCGGACTGATAATAAGCGCATGGTGGGAGCAGTGTCGGCGTGTTGCGCCATGGGAACACTTCCCCTCACGGCACATGATAACGGTGTGGGAGCTTTCCGACCGCTCCGTTCCGCTGCTGTTGCTCAACCTGAGCATCCGCGGCATTATGGGCTACGTTTACCATGGTGACGTGCTTGAGCGCAGCGTCAAGGCTCGGTACATACTTCTGAATCAGCATGACGATACGCTCGCATTCAGCGACGTCGTACTGGCGAAACCTGGAGAACATATTGTGGAACACTAAAGATTCAAGAAAGATGCTCGTAAAAGATATAATACCTATATGGATGGAATACAAACGACCTTATGTGAAGGAGTCCACGATGGCTTCATATACGCTGTCAATAAAAAACAGCATACTGCCAGCGTTTGGCGAATGCGATGATTTGACCGAGGATAGAGTTCAAGAATATATATTAGATAGCGTAACGGCGGGATTGGCAAAGCATACAATAAAAGATCGTCTGGTGGTGTTGAAAATGATTATGAAATTCGCCTCCAGTAAAGGATGGATGCTATATCACGATTGGAAGGCTGTATTTCCTACCTCCACTAAAAAAAAGATTGAGATTAGCATATTGACGGTGTTAGAACACAAGAAGATTCTTGATTACATAAAAGAACACTTTACGTTCTACAGCCTCGGCATATACATCAGTCTGACGGCAGGATTGCGTATCGGCGAAGTTTGCGGTCTGAAATGGGAGGATATTGACTGCGACCGCGGCGTTTTAAGTGTACGGCGCACAGTGGAGCGTATATATGTACTGAATGGCGAGAAGAACTTCACCAAGATTGTTTTAAGCGAACCTAAAACCACAAACGCCCGCCGTGACGTCCCTATATGCAAAGAGCTGATGTCTATGGTGAAGCCCTTAAAGAAGGTCGTCAACGAGAACTTCTATGTTCTAACCAATGCCGAGAAGCCTACGGAACCACGGACTTACCGCAACTTTTTCTACAGGCTCATGGAGAAACTCGGTATGCTGCATATCAGATACCATGACCTGCGTCACACATTCGCGACCCGCTGCATCGAGAGCAAGTGCGACTACAAGACCGTAAGTGTGCTGTTAGGACACGCCGACATAGCGACAACGCTCAATATGTATGTGCACCCCGATGAAACGCAAAAGCGCAACGTCGTCAACAAGGTGTTCAGAACACTGAGCAGATAACATTTTTAGGAGAGCTACGTATATAAGCAGTTGTTTACATTTTTGTTGATTAGTTTCGGAGCCGCTGGCGCGTGATGCGTCGGCGGTTTTTTTATTAAATCTTTGTTGAAAATAAACGGACACCCAAGACTTAATTTTTTTCTGTTATATTACTACAAAAAAGTGTAGTAAACACTTGCATAATACAAAAATTTGTAGTACCTTTGCATTGTTAAAATAAAGGTAATACAAATGAGTAAATTAGAAAAAATGGAGGTGACTCCCGAAGAAAGGGAGCTCCTCGAAGCAGTTCGGAGCTACAACAAGTCCTACCCCGATGGTTATCCGCAACTGCTATGGTACGCACAAGAGCTGTTCGACAATCTTATCAAGCAGCCAGATTGAACAACAATTCCCCCTCCCTTCGGGGAGGGGTTAAAGATAAAGAGTATAAAGACAACCTTTAAAACAAAAATGAGATGGAGACAGTAATGGTACAGCCGGTTTTGATTACCGACATGAAGAAGAAAGTGGCAGACATTATGATGGCAGTGTCGTGGCGTGACTTTGCCAACACTTACTTTCAGAAGTCGTCGTCATGGTTCTATCACAAGATGGACGGCATTGACGGCAATGGTGGCAAAGGCGGTTTCAACGAGAGTGAGGCTGAGCAGATGCGTGGCGCACTTATCGATTTGAGCAACCGCATACGACACGCCGCCGATAATATTTAACAAATATTGGGCTTATCTCGCACAGAACTATTTTGGAAAATCCCGCAGCTGGCTTTATCATAAGTTCAGCGGACGCAACAACGGCAAGCCCGACGACTTCAGCGACATTGACCGCGAACGTCTTAAGGGTGCGCTTGTGGATATAGCAAACCGTCTGAGAATGACGGCTGACAAGTTGTAATAACTTTTATTTTGACACCAGCCTCGGAACTTCGGTTCCGGGGCTTTTTTAATGTTTCGTAGTAAAATAGTTATTGTTTTGTTTGATTATTCGTAGTAAAATTACTACCTTTGCAGTGCTGAATTATTAAACAAGCGATCTATGAAGCTTGTTTTGATATTCGACAAAGAAAGGTGGCGGTCGTGGCTGCCACCTATTTTAAGATTAACATATAAAACAATATATTATGAACGATGTTGTGATCAAAGCTGCCCGTACTGATGGCGGCTACTGTTGCGCTTGCGACTTACTGCCGGGTTGGGTCGTTGCCTACAATGGCGACCTTGAGGGCTTTAAGGAGTATGTCCAGGAGAGTGTTGACTTCTGGCTCGAAGGCAGACGTAAAGACGGTGATGTATACCCGGAGGTGTTTGACGGTGAGTATAGGCTCGTCTACGATTTTGATGTGGCTACGTTGCTCGACTACTATCGTGGCATATTCTCGTTTGCCGCTCTTCAGTCAATAACGGGCATCAACCAGAAGCAGCTTTCACACTATGCGAGCGGCATATCGAAGCCGCGCCCTCAGCAGGTGGAGAAAATAAAGTCGGGATTGCGCCGACTTGCCAAGGATATTGAAATGGTCACTGTTTAATAAATTCAACACCGCCGCCCGACCATGCGGCACCATGACCGCTGCAAGTTTCTAATTCGCAGCATTCATTATATTAAAGAGCTTATTGGAGTCCTCGGTGCGTGACGCATCGAGGGCTTTTTGTATCATAGGCACTCGCTATAAAGCTTTCCAGTTCTTTAAATATTGGAAAGAACTGAAATTCTATGCTACTTTCTATATGTTTACGATTGTGAACAAAACTTAACAAACCAATAATTGCGCCACAATATACCAAAATGCACCCAAATGCGCCATTTGTCATTTTAAAAGCTACTATAGTAGCTGTATCTTTGAGGATAAAAAGGCACACATACATGGGATTTTGGCAAAACATAACGAATTTTTTTAGAGGAGAATCGGGCAAGAAGGAAGGATCCGAAAGCAAAACGACCATCGCCGGAGACTACACAGGCTTCTTCGGCTACGGATCGGGAGCTACAGCCATGTCCGTTGCAACGGTGTACCGATGCGTGAAGCTGCTCAGCGAGAGCGTCGCCAACCTTCCGCTTCTATACATGAGACTGAAGGACGGCATCTTCGTAGAGGACAAGACAAGCCGCCTCCACTACCTGCTTGACGTACAGCCAGACTTCACAAAATCAGCGTTCGACTTCTGGAAGGAGACCGTAGAGCACGTGCTGCTTGATGGCAACGCCTACATCGTGCCAGTATACAACACGGCGACGCTGGAGATAGACCGACTCGTACTCTGCGGACGCGGCACGGTGTCGCACGATGTTCTGCGCGACACGTACAACGTCACCGACATGATTAACGGCGTGTACGGATGCTACAGAGAGCAGGACATCATACACATCAAAGGACACAGCGCAGACGGAAAGACTGGCATCAGCGTGCTGCAATACGCACGTCAGACTCTCGACATAGCGATTACGGGCGACCGTGAGACGCTGAAACGCTTCGCCAACGGCGGTAACGTGCGAGGACTTGTGACAAACGACAAGTCGGTGACAGGCTTCGGAGAGTACCAGGATGTACAGCTGGAGAACACAGCCGAAAGCATTGACAACAAATTCCAGAACGGAGAGCGCATCGTGAGTCTCCCGGGACAGGTGGACTTCAAACAGATTTCACTCTCGTCAACGGATATGCAGTTTTTAGAGAGTCGCAAGTTTACGATACGAGACATTTGTCGATTCTTCGGAGTGCACCCGTCTTTCGTGTTCGACGACACCAGCAACAACTACAAGAGTGCCGAGATGGCGAACGTGGCGTTCCTCTCCAACACGCTCAACCCGCTACTGCGCAACATAGAAAACGAGATGCTGCGAAAGCTCGTCGCTCCGTCGCTGTGCTGCAAACGTAAGTTCCAGTTCGACCGAAGAGGTCTGTACGCCTGCGACCTCGACAGCAGGGTGAAGTATCAGGCGAACACCATCGCAGCAGGCATCTACACAGTGAACGACTGGCGTAAGGAAGAGAACAAGCCGCCGGTGGCAGGCGGAGACAAGGTGCTCGTATCGGCGAACCTGAAGGACATCAACGAGGGCTCCTTCGGCAATAATATCCAGTAACAAACCCCATACGATATGAAAAAGACAGAAGATACCAACAAGATCATTAAGCGTTGTTTAAGTACCCCGAATATGTTGCATGTGAGGGAGGCGGCAGAGGGCGAAGCCCCGAGCCGCACCATCACGGGGTACGCAATACTTTTCAATACTCCGTCAGAGCCTCTGTGGAGCGACGATGACAGCGAAGCCCGGGAGAAGATAGCCCCGGGCGCTGTCAGTAAAGAGTTTCTTGACAGCCAGGACATCAAGATGACGATGTTCCATGACAACCACCTGCTTCTTGCGAGAAGCGACAAGGGAGAAGGAACGCTCACCTACTCCATCGACGACAAGGGCGTAGCCTTCGAGTTTGACGCCCCGAACACCGTAGACGGCGACAAGGCGCTCGAACTTGTGCGCCGTGGCGACATCAAGGGCTGTAGCTTCGCCTTCTCGACCCGCTACTACAACCGCGACTTCGTGGAGCGTACCAGCGAGACGGCGCCGAACGGCACGGTAAACATCACATACACAGTAAAGAGCATTCTCGGCATCTACGACTTCACGCTTGCCGCCAACCCGTACTACCCCGACACAAGCGTAGAGGCACGAGAGCTTACCGACAAGCTGCGCGACGATCTGCGCCAAGCTCCGGCGCAAGGAAAGAACGAGGAGGCAGACAAGCAGCTGCGCGAAATGCGCCAGGCAGCACAAAAACGAATTTTCTAATCATAAATCAGTAGTTATATGACGAAACCAAAGAACAACATTATCGTTCGCGAGCTTGTAAACAAGTATCAGGCGAACTGCGACCGCATCACAGAGATTGCGGACGCTTGCGAGAAGGAGCAGCGTGAGCGCAACGAGGCGGAGACCGCCGAGTTCGAGGCGCTTACCCGTGAGAACCAGATTCTGCAGATGAAGATGCAGGCAGCAGCAGCCGAGCACCTCCGCGAGAACCCGAACGCCATCGAGGAGGCTACACGCATGATCCGCGAGAACAGCGCACAGGGCCAGCGCACGGAGATTCTGCTTGTGCGAGATATGATGATGGTATCCGACGTGAATAGCGGAGGCATCGTACCTCTCAACATACAGGAGATCATGCGTCCGCTGCAGGAAGGCTTTATCCTCGACAAGGTAGGCCTGCCTATGCCTACGGGCCTCGCAGGCGATTATGTATGGCCTCTCTACGAGAACGTGGACGCTGAGCTTGCTGGTGAGGGTGTAGAACTCACCGACAAGAAGATTAAACTGAGCAAGCTGAGAGCAACACCTGAGCGTGTCGGTATCGCCATCCCGGTAACCAACCAGTCGCTCAACCAGTCGCAGGGCATCCTGGAGATGATTGTGCGTGAAATCATGCCACTCGCCCTCCGTCGCCTCCTCAATAAGGTAATCTGCAGCACCAACAAGTTGAACGCCTCGACAAAGCTCACAGGTCCGTTCGTAGCCCTGAAGACCAAGGCTACTACGCTGTCTGCTGTACCTACCTTCAAGGAACTCAACGGCATGAAGGCGAAGATGTTCGAGACCGGCATCGAAGGCTCGAACGCTTGCTGGGTAATGACAAAGAGCATGGCAGCCATCCTCGAAGGTACGCCTGTCAACGAGAAGGGTATCTACGTGCCGATGATCCAGAACGGCGTGCTCTGCGGCCTCCCGGTGTACACCTCCAACGAGATCCGCGACACCGACGGCACGGAGTTCATCGGTCTCGGCGACTGGAGATACCAGCCGATGGGTCTCTTCGGCGACATTCGCTTTATCGTTGACCCGTACAGCAAGGCGCGCAAGGACGCAGTGGACTTCGTTCTCAACGCAGACTACGCTACTATTACCGTACGTCCAGAAGCCTTCGCACTCGGCAAGGTTGCTAAGGCTGTGTAATTTTGAACGTTCGTATATCTAATAAAAACATCAATCATGGCTATAACGGATTTGGCACTATTCAAGAAACACGTGAGAGCTGACGACTTCGCCGACGATGACGAGTATCTCGCTCATATACTCGACACGGCGGAGACGGCCGTCATAACGGCAACAAACAGAACTCCCGAGGAACTTGTGGAGATGGGCAACGGCAACCTGCCGACGCCCATCATGCATGCGGCGATGATGCTCGGTGCTCATTGGTACAACCAGCGTGAGAGCGTGAGCAGCGTCCAGATGCACGCCGTGCCCGATTCGTTGCAGTCATTGATTAAGCCTTATCGGAAGTTAGTATGAGAGCAGGAGACATGAAGTACAGAATAAAGCTGCTCAAGCCCGTTGCGACCGCCAACGCCTACGGCGAAGAGACCAACGCCTACGAGCTGCAGAGAACGGTGAGAGCGCAGCGTGTGAAGCAGAGCGGCAACCGCAGCGAGGAGGTCGGAGAACACTTCCCCGACTATCGGGCTGAGTACAACATCCGTGACGCGCACCAGGTAGAAGAGAACTGGCGAGTGCAGCAGCTCGGCGGTTATCTGTACACCGTAGTGGCGATCATACCAAACCTCGACCGAGGCATGAAGACATTGATCTGCGAACGAGTGAACGAATAGCAAGTCCTATGAATCAAACCGTCAGCGACATCAAAAGGCCGTTCCTCGACGTCTACAAGGCGCTCGACGTGAAGACACAGCGAAAGGCCATGAAGGGTGCCATGCGCCGCGAAGGCAACCGTCTGAAGAAAGCCGCCGTAGCCAACCTCGGCAGCAGCGGCATAGGCAAGGGCACCAAGCGCAGTCTGTCAAGCGGCATCTACGTGCGAACCTATCCCGACCGCTACGGTCTGGGCTTCATGGTGAGCGTGAAGCCGCACGGCAAACGCAAGGGCATACACCTGAACCGGCAGAGCAAGGAAAAGCCGGTGCTGATGTGGGCCGAGGACGGAACCAGGTATCGCAAGGCAGGAAGACGAATTTCTTCGTTCTTCGGCAAGAGCCGTTTTACGGGCAAGAAGATACGGCAATACGTACGAGGCGGTGCGAATCGCGGCAAGATGAAGCGTTACGCTTTCCTCGCCAAGACAGAGCAGCAGACCGCCGACAGCGTGGAGACAAACCTCTTCAACAACCTCCAGGACAACATCGAAAGGGCGGCTAAGAAACAAGGACTCATCTAAAAAGACAAGCAATGACAAAGAAGACATCTCTCAGCGCTGGCGCCATCATACGCAATATGCTCCTCTCTGATGAGGAAGTGAAGGCGAAGACAAACAAGGTGTTCCCCGTAGCGACGGATACGGCGCAGCTTCCTTACATTCTGTACAGACGTGCAGCGCTGGCACACAACCCAACGAAATCGGGCATGCCGGGTGCAGACACCGTCACGATGGAGGTGGTGTGCTACACGGCGCAGTATGCCGAAGGCGTAGAACTTGCAGAGGCTGCACGTGCAGCGCTCGATTACAGACAAGGCGAACTCGACGGCATCCGTATGCGCAGTTGCATTCTCGTCGATAGCGAGGAAGGTTATGAAGATGATGCCTACGTGCAGCAGCTTGTATTCCAAGTGAAGATTTAACCATTAAAAACTTATAGTTATGCCAGAAACAGGTAATTATATCAACGGCAGTGACATTCTGCTGAAAGTAGACGGCAAGGCCGTGGGCCACTGCTCTACACACACACTCACGTTCAACTCGGAGACAAAAGACCGCGCAGTGAAGCCTGTAGCGACCGCCGCCAAGGGCAGCGGCCTGTGGAAGGGCAAGGGCGTCACAGGACTCTCCATCTCCATCAGTGCGGAGGGCTTCCGCTTCTACAACGAGACCGAGAACGGCTACGAACAGCTTTCACCTGCATGGGGTAAGGGCCAGAGCGTGGATGTCGAGGCCTTCAAGCGTGGCGAAGACGCAAAGCCTTACGTCAAGGGTAAATTTGTTATCGCCTCGATCGAGGAGTCATCACCAGCCACTGACGACGCGACCTACAGCCTTTCGTTGGAGAACGACGGCGAGCCTGAGGTTTATCCGGGCAAGGCAGGCTCGGCTGTAGTTTCAAAATAAAGCGCAGAGACATGAAAAAAGTAGAAATCACTATCAACGGCAAGGCATACCCCTGTAGACAGACTATGGGGGCTATGCTCCGCTTCAAAATGGAAACGGGAAAGGAGGTGTCCGACATCTCAAACGACGTGACGGACATGTGCACGTACCTGTTCTGCTGTATAGCGTCGGCGTGTAAGCATGACGGCATGGAGTTCGGTCTTTCGCTCATGGACTTTGCCGACAGCGTGACGCTTGACGATGTCGCCGCATGGACGGAGGCTATCAACGGCGACGCTGCAGACGTTGAGGCTTCGGCTGAAAAAAAAAGTTAGAAATACTTGAGCTGCTGGGGATAGCCGTTGGCAACATCGGCATCCCCTATTCTGATTTTTGCGGCTTCACGCCCGAAGAGTTCGACCATATCTACAGAGCGTGGAATGAGCAGCAGGAGGCGCAGCTTCGGGACAGATGGGAGTGTATGCGCATGATGGCAACGATAACCCTGCAACCGCACGCAAAGGGCAACCTGACACCGCAGAAAGTACTACCGCTCCCGTGGGAAAAGAAAAAGCCGATGCGGAAAGCACCGGCTGTATCGAAAGAAGAAGCGAAGCGAAGATTTGAAGCACTTGCGAACAAGGCAAAGAAAAGTTAGATCCAGGGCTCTTTTGCGGAAAGTGACAGCAGAGAAGCAAATCCTACCCAAAAGACCACGGTGCTTATCAAAAAGACGATAAGGGCTAACGATGATTCGTTGTCAGTAATAATAAGAGCAGCAACGGATGCAATCCAGATGATTAAGGAATAGGACATTATTGTAGTCCATCGCTGCCACCGCTTTTTTCTATCGGAATTTTCTTCGTTGTTTCTCATATTCATAAGAATTTTATGTTTACAAAGGCAAAGATACTGATTTTTTATATAACATACATTCTTCATTATAAGTATTTATGGCAAAGGAGATAAAATTTAACATAAAACTCAGCGTAGACGGAAAGGAGCAAATCGTTACTGCAACCTCGGATTTGAACGAGATGCAGAAAAACATCTCTCGTGTAAGAACGACTGCTTCTGACATGAGAGATGCTCTTATATCCTTCAACCAAGGCTTTGAAGTTTTAAGAAACATATCTTCCACCTTTAACGACCTCACAGAAGAAAGTCGCAGTTTCGGCGCAGCTATGAATACCGCAAATACAATGGCGGGCAAGAGTGGCGAAGACTTCTCTAAACTCAAAGACCAAGTTGCGGAGCTTGCCAAGACTATACCAATGGCGCGCGAGGAGCTTGCCAACGGACTGTACCAGGTAATAAGCAACAGTGTACCTGAAGACAACTGGCTAACATTTCTTCAGAAGTCAGCAAAGGCTTCTGTAGGAGGTGTCGCAGACCTCGGCGAGGCAGTTAAAGTGACCTCTACTGTCATAAAGAACTACGGTCTTTCATGGGATGCAGCAGGAGACATACAGGATAAAATACAGCTTACCGCCAAGAACGGCGTGACATCTTTCGAGCAGCTGGCACAGGCACTCCCGAGAGTGACAGGTAATGCTGCAACACTGGGCGTCAGCATTGACGAACTCATGGCGACATTCTCTACGCTTACCGGAGTGAGTGGCAATACCGCCGAGGTATCAACGCAGCTCGCAGCCGTATTCACTGCGCTTGTAAAGCCTTCGAGCGAAGCAAGCAAGATGGCAGAACAAATGGGCATATCGTTTAACGCTGCATCCATCAAGGCGGCTGGCGGTCTGCAGAACTTCCTAACCGATCTCGACAAGAACGTAAAGCAGTACGCGCAAAAGAGCGGTATGCTGGAGCAGGAGATATACGGAAAGCTATTCGGTTCAGCAGAAAGCCTGCGTGCTATCGGGCCTCTGACAGGACAACTCGCATCCAAGTTCGAGGAAAATATTGCCTCTATGAAGGATAGCGCCGGCACCATTGACGAGGCCTTCTCGACTATGAGCAGTAGCGGTGCGGCGAGCTTCCAGATGATGAAGAACCAAATTGCAGAGTTCGCCGATGGTATTGCGTCCGCATTAAGCGGCATCATGCCGTATCTTAATATCGCGACGCAGGTAGGCAATAGCGTGATAGCCATTTCGACATTGGTAAAGGCGTGGCAATCACTCGGTATCACCCAGGCTATCGTAAGAATAAGGACAACTGCAGCAAATGCCGCTTTTGTGGTATCCAGAGCTACGATGATAGGCTTGACGGCTATTACGAGAACATTGAGTGCGGCTTTTACTGGGGCTGCTGTCGGAGCTACAACTCTTAAGTATGCCATCCGAAGTTTACTGGTTGCTACGGGCGTCGGCATAGCCGTAGTAGCCCTGACGGAAGCAATAAGCGCATTCTGCTCGAAGTCCTCGGAGGCTAAAGACAAAGCAAACGAGCAGGCGGAAGCGATGAAGGAAATGAACAGCGCAGCCGACGAGGTGAAGAATGCCTATGACAGCACACTGAAGTCTACCTATTCGGAGCTAATGTCGAAATACGACAAACTCAAGGAGGGATGGAAGGCTTTGTCTACCGAACAGCAGAAGATGCAATGGATAAAGCAGAATCAATCCGCTTTCGGCGAACTTCGACTGAAGATAGACAGCGTCTCGGAAGCCGAGAACATCTTTAACAACAAGACGGACGCTGTAGTTGAGGCCTTCAAGCAAAGAGCTATGGCAGCTGCATACGCTGCGAAGCTCACAGCATTATACCAAAAACAAATCGACCTGCTTGACAAGAAAAAGAAGGAAACTAAGAGCATTTACGACGATGCCAAGAATAGCGGAAGAAACGCCAAAGAGGGCGACATCGTGCCGGAAAACTGGCGCAACGAGCGCTATGGCAAGGTTGGCAACGATGGAGAATGGAGATTTACCAAAATAGGCGCAGAAAGATACAACGGCACGAACGTTTCGGGCAACAAACAAATTTATTCAATAGACAAGAGTCTCAACGCCGTCAATCAAGAAATTGCAGACACACAAAAACAGTTAGCCGAGAACCTGGAGGCAAACAAGGGCTTTATTACAGCAGGTAAGCCTGTTGGTAATATTGCCAACACTACCGCCAATACACCCTCCGCTGTTGAACCGAAGACGTACATCGAAAAGCTGCAGGCGCAGCTGTCAGCAGCTCAGAAGACTAAAGACAACGCCCTGACCATCGAAGCCAGAGTGGAAGCCGACGCAAAGGTGAAGAAGATACAGGCGGAGATAGACGAGGCGACAAAGGGAAAAGTCACCATCGAAGCCGCCACAGAGCCGACCTATATCGTGGCAGGCTCCGCCGCCGACAAGCGCAAGAGTTATTCCAACGCCCAGCAGCGCATCGGCAATATCCGCCAGGACTACGACTCTGGACTGATAGACAAAGCCTCAGCGCAGAAAGCTATTGCCGACATCAACGACCAGTTGTCTGCGCTCGGGTTGAAACCTATCGAAGTGCACTTCAAGACACCTATCGAAGAGTTGCAAGAGCAACTGCAGAATGCACGGCGCAGTCTCGATGAGGCTACAACCATCGAGGCGAAAGTCAAAGCCTCAGCAAAAATCGCAGAAATACAGGCAGAGATAGACGAGGCGACAAAGGGTGAGGTTTCTATCGCCGCCGAAGTAGAACCAGAATACATCGAACAAGGCTCCGTCGCCGACAAGCGTCAGAGCTACAGCAATGCGCAGCAGAAAGCAAGCCGCATTCAGTCGGACTTCGAAATAGGCATCATCGGCAAAGATGAGGCTATGAAACAACTCGAAGATCTGGACGCAGAGCTGACGCAGCTCGGACTGAAGCCACTGAAGATAGACATCAAGACAAGTGACATCGACGATGCGAAAAAGAAAATGGAAGGAGCGTGCTCAGCAGCCAGCGCAATGGGCAGCAGTCTTTCTTCTCTCGGTAATGCGATAGGCGTGCCTGAGCTGAATGTTGCAGGAGTGTTGGCGCAATCTGTTGCGGTAATGACTGAGGGGTTCGCTACGGCGACTGCACAGGCTGCAACGCTCGGCCCTTGGGCTTGGATAGGCTTTGCTGCTACCGGCATAGCCCAGCTTGCCGCAATGATTTCTGCAATGAAAAACCTCAACGGCTTCGCCTCGGGTGGCGTAGTCGGTGGAGGTTCGACCTTCGGAGACCGCAAGTTCGCCCGTGTCAACAGTGGAGAGATGATCCTTACCAAATGGCAGCAGGCTCGTCTCTTCCAGATAATCAACACGCCGAGGTATACACCGCCGATATTCACACAGAGAACTCTGCCGGACATGCAAACAGCACAGACAAGCAGGCAGAGCATTGATGGCATACGCCTCGAAATAGGCATCAAGGGCAAGACGAGAGGCACGGAGCTGGAGCAGACAATAAGTAATGTGCGCAGGATAGCCGCCAAGTCGGGCCGACGCTCAAATCTTTCATAATCACGACTATGTACATACACGGACAATTCGTTAATCAGAAGGGCAACATTATCACCGTGGAGATATTGTCGCACGGCGACCGTACCGAAGAGAAGATCATCGGTACGGAAGCCGGAGGCATATACTTCCAGGAAGACGCGGTGGAGATAACTGACGAGATGAACGACACTTTCGACCATCTCCTGCGTCACAGTTGCACGGTACGTCTCCTTTGCCGGAGCTTCATCAGTGATTTTTACAACAAGTCATGCCGTAATACTGTAGTGAACGTACTGCGTGACGGGCAGATCGTCTTTGCCGGCTTCATTGAGCCGCTTGTTTTTTCGCAAGGTTACAATGAAGAGTACGACGAGGTAGAACTGAACTGCATCGACGTGCTCTCAAGTCTGCAATACTCACGCTACCTCAACGTTGGCACTCCGGGCGTTGAATATACAACCATCAAGGACAACGCTGAGCAGAAAACATTCCTGCAGATTTGTTCTTCTATCCTTACAACCGCAACGGAGTCGCTTATCATCAGCAACGCTGCGCAGCATCCCATACGCCTCTACTACGACAACAGCAAGGCTCTCAGCAGCGACGAGACCGACCAAACATCAGTATTCTCGCAAATTTCAATCTCGGAACTTCTCTTCCTCGGCGACGAGGAAGACGACGTATGGATGCAGGACGCAGTGCTCGAAGAGATAATGCGCTATCTCGACCTCCATATTGTCCAGGACGGTGAGGCCTTCTACATATACGCATGGGAAACATTGAGCAGCAAGAATGCAAGCGTACAATGGAAAGACCTGCTGAGTGAGAACACTAAGGCGTCCGAACGCAAGGCGATAACCCTGCATACAGACATCGTGGCTGACACGGAAACGCAGATAAACATTGATGAGGCTTACAACAAGCTCGTACTGAAGGATAATGTAACGAGCATGAAAAACCTTATCAGCAGTCCGCTTGAAGAAGACGATCTGACTTCGCCTTTCTCCGGGAAACAGAAGTACATGAGAATGATCACTTCTCCAGCAGAAGGAAGGACGGCACGAGAAGCCTTCTGTATGGCATGGAAAGAAAAGCCATCGGAATGGGGCAAGGCTTATGTCACAGACTGGTATATAAGGGTAATGACTAACAGAAAGTGGACGTTCTATCCGCAGTCGGTGCTCGGCACTACCGGCGACACATCGTATTTTCCCTACTCCGGCAACAACGAATGGCAGAACGTACTGCCGGACACCATCGGCAAGGGCAGAGGTACGGCGCTGCTGCAGGTTGGATCCGTAGAGAAGAAGATGGACGCAAAGGACAATTCCATATCCGGCAAGTTGGATATGGAAACGTGGCTTGTGCTCGGCGTAGGACAGGCGCAGTCGAGTCAGGGCATCACGAGTAAAGGACTCATGGAGAGAATACCCTGCGCCGTATACGAGAGCAACGCCGCTCCTGGCGTTTACTCGCCAGCCGACGACAGCACAACGAACTATCTCGTAATATCCGGGAGTATCGCATTGACACCGACACGCGAGCTTTCGTGCCCGTCCTATAAAGAAACCGTGCTATACAGCGATAGCGACCTGCACACTGTAGCCGGCCCGGACGGCAAGGAATATTATTCTCACCAGTTCTACAAGGCAGAGACCCCGTTCTTGCGCCCCATGCTCAACAAGACCATCGGCAACGGCTTCATTCCGTTCTCAGGAAAGACGCTCAAAGAGTGCCAGATGAAGAGAAACATGTACTTAGGCAAGGTCGACGATGTGTCGAAGTTTCAAGTTTTGTGCTGCATGCTTGTAGTAGGAGACAAATGTCTCGTCGAAAAGAGTCTTGGCCAGACATTCTTCGCCGGCGACACTCCCGGCACAGGTAACGGTACGCCGAACGACTATGCCTGGAGACCTTACAAGACCAGGGAAGAGTGCGAAAGCGACAAGGAATACTACTCGCAGTCGTTCACCATCGGCTTCGACCCGAAGATCGACGACTATATAGTAGGCACGGAGTTCAGCGTACAGAACAACATAAGCGTAGGCATGAACCTCGATGCTGAAGGCATGGCTATTCCGATATGCAAGGCAGACGGCCTGCAGGGCAAGGTTAAATTCACTATCCTTTGTCCGGCATGGTCTTTAAGATCGAGCGGCATCGGAGGTTCTGAAAGCGGAACGTCGGGAATCGTCGTATCAATGCCGCCATGGGCCGATGACGGTACATACGAGGCGCCTGTCAAAGAGATTATTCTGAGCTACGTGGAGAATATCTGCATCAAGAACTTCGAGATGAAGCTGTACAGCGACAACGACAACTACGAGTCGCTCGAAGACAACGACATCATATACGCAAGCGACACCGACGAAGACTTCTGCAACGTGAAGGACGATCTCGAATTTAAGATAACGTCCGGACTGACTGGCGACGAAGGATATGCCCTCGGGGTGAAAACCGGACTGAATATCTCGACTCCATCCAACTTAAAAACGGGAAGCCAGCTTCTCGACATATACGACCGCAACACCGGCAACACGGCAAAGCCCGAGCAGCACTACGTGTCGAATCATTACGACGATTGTCATGTGCCTCGTGTAGCGATGACGCAGAACCTCGAAGACGAGAACGGCAACGTCGGCCTGTTCAACAGATACCGACACGAGGCTATGGGCAAGGACTTCTGGGTAACTGGCATAAGCCGGAATCTCACGGAAGGCACGGCAGTATTGAAGCTGCGCGAAATCTAAAAAAGGTAAGCTATGATAAAAGTAAAGATGTACACCAAGCCAAAGACAGCGACCGGAGCTACAACAAGTTCTGGAGGCGGTGTTGTATATGCCAACACACAGGCTTCGGGAAGAGCTGGCTACGCTGATAAGGCAGGACATGCCGCTATCGCTGATAAAGCTAAGTATGCCGATAAGGCAGGGTATGCCGATAAGGCAGGTCTTGCGGAGAACGTGAATATAGAGGCCGAAGTGTTCCGGCACTTTCTGCGCTCTGATGAAGAGGACACAGCCGAAAAACGCATCACCTTCGCAGAAGGACTGTCTTCTGAAGCCGCAAGCACTTTTAAGAAGCTCCTGACGCTCCTCGGAGGTCTCACTCTTTCGGACGGAATTCATGGCATCACGGACGAAGGCGTAGCCACTCTCAAGAAGATGGTGTCGGCGGCATTCAAACCCGGTGTCGGCGGCAAGGGCTTCATGCTCGGCGACACCTACGGCACAACGACGGACTCGTATCTGGAGGTAGACCGTCTGCTTGTTCGCAAGGCTGCGGAGTTCGTGAAACTCGTGATACGCGAGCTGCAAAGCGTAGGCGGCGAGATAGTCCTGTCGCCTGCATCCATGAAAGTGAGCAATGTCGAGAGTATCCCGAAAGGTTCGACGAGTCCAGACTATGAGAGCGGAGCTCCCTACGAAATGACGCGATGCTACTTTCTGCAGAAGGCCGGAGACAGGGAGATTGTGAATCAATTCGTGGAAAACGACCTCGTGCGCTGTCAGACATTCAATATCAAGACCGGCACAAGCGAGAGCGCAAGAAACAGATACTACTGGCGCAGGGTTCACGCTGTTGGATCAGACTATATTGACGTCATTAATAGCTCGGGCGAAGGAGCCGACCAGCCCGCAGCAGGTGACGAGCTTGTTCAGATGGGCAATACGACGGACGCGGCACGCCAGTCGGTCGTTGTCCTATCAGCATACGGAGCGGATGCACCATCATTCAAGATGTACTACGGCGTAAATAGCTACTCGTTAGAGAATAAGGAGGTCTTTGTCCTGTCACGTCAGGAGATGTTCGCCATAGCCGACAAGTTTAAGTTCGTTACGCGCAATGCTAATGGCGAGATAAAAAGCACGCAGTCGTTTGTGGAGCTTGTAATGTCCGTGGATGGACTCAGAACAACGGTCTCCAACAACAAAGAGGAGCTTGACGGCAAGATTACAAAGACGCAATCGCAGATAACACAGACTGCGAATCAAATACGCACAGAGGTGAAGAACAACTATCCGACAAAGACGAATGTAAACAACCAAATAGCAGCGGTTAGTTCCTCTATAACGCAGACTGCTACACAGATATCTCTGAAGGTGGCCCGCACTCTTGCCGAGCGACGCAACCTGCTTACAGGCTCGTTGTTCCGCAAGCAAGGCGAGGGCTGCGATCTTCTGGGGTCTAAGATATACTGCACGTCGGCGCATGAGGGTGCCAATGTGGTATTCGCGCCCGATGCCAAGGTAGGCGGTGCACGATGGGGTGAAGCATCGAACTCTCGCAACATACACGTCACTAAGGGCAAGACGTACACGCTGGCTTTCTGGGCACGCACGAAGTCTGCCAAAGTAGAAATTACGGGAGAGGTGGTGTGGCACAGCTCGGCAACCAACACGTCGCGACCAAGTGGATATACCGGTCCGAAGGGTAGTGCGAATTTAGGAGGAGCAACGATAACGCCTAGCAACGGATGGTATCTCTACCAGAAAACCTTTACTGTGGCAGCGAACGCCCCTTATGAGTGGGTTTCCGTGGCATGTGTGAAAGTGGAGGCATCTACTGCGAGTCAGCAGGTGTACATCGCCCAACCTATACTCATTGAGGGCACAGCGGAGGATTTTGTAGGTTGGAGTGCTTCGCCAAATGATTACGACTACATTGGTGGCAATCTTCTCGACAACACGCGCACGTTCGCCAAGACCGGCAATCTGATGCGCTTGGATGCCTCGGTAGTCACTAACGAGTCGTACAACAACGGATGCTCGGTAATATATGCCAACGCTGCTTCCAAATACATTGAGATGGCGCAGTGGAGTGTTAGCTCAATCATCAAGAAAGGTGAGGACTATATGTTCTCGTTTATGGCAAAAGGTTCTGGCAGCATCGACGCATACATGTGGAGTGGATCTAATCTAAGCATATTCGCCGAGGATAGCGAGCGCGATACAACAACGAGCAACGCCGACGGCGGACGTCGCTTCTATCTCACAAGCGAGTGGAAGCGCTTTTGGGTACACTGGCGTTCGGATGGCACTGGCATACCTAACTATGTCCTCATCCGTTGTATACAAGGCGGAAAGGCGTGGGTGACAATGCCGAAGTTAGAGGTGGGTGCAACTCCTACCGACTGGATAGATTCGGCAAACGGCTATGTGGAAGACAGTGGCATTGCAGCCAAGCTACTGCGCACTGGCATCGACATCGAGCAGGATAAGATTGTTTTCACGTCTGACAACGCTGTGTTCCGCGATAATTCAGGACAGGAGGTTGCTGCGTTTAAGGACGGCGCCATAAACGCCGACTTGGTGAAAGTTACGCAAATGGAGACAACGGCTGAAGGCGGAGCGACTATCAAGATTCACAACGGACTGCTGGAGGTAGCAGGCACTATAGGCAAGACTAACATACGTTTCGGTGTAAACGAAAACGGCATGGCGGTAATGCAGTATCTCGACAACGCCGGCAATATACTTTACGACCTTGGTCCTGGCGGCTGGGATGCTTCGCGGTTCTCCGAAGCTGTGGTTGTGAGAATCGGCGTCATGCCGGCTACGGAATGGCTTGGCACTACAAGTTTTACGGAATTCAAGACGTATGAGGTAGGAAGGTATAGCGTCAAGCTGTCGGTAGCCACGGCAAGGGCAGGAAGAATTATATTCGGAGCCTTGGACGAGATAGAGCAAGAAGGCGTGCTTGGCGAGACATCGGTACCTAAATCTTATAAGAATTTCTATCAATATACAGCGGCACGCAACAACGGCAAGTGTATGCCTGATGAAGACAGAGGTCTGACAACCGAGGCTCTTGCGCAGCAGGCTGACGGCAAATACTTTACGAGCGAAACGCTTTTGGCAAAGAACGGTAGTCTGATAAATCTCGCAAGCGGCGTTTATTTCTTTGTCGGAGATAAGACAGAAAAGACGGAAGCTCCGAGCACGGGTGGAAAATACCCGGATAGACGATTGCGCTACAGTACGTTCAGTAACGGCAAGGCGCTGTCGTTGTGGGTATACAGCAGAACATGGAGAAAAGTATAAGACATTAAAGCATAAGCTACGCTATCGACGCGACGGAGGCTGCGCGATACTCAACATCGTAAAAACATTATTCATTTAAATCTATAAACATGGAAGTAAAAGTAAGACGAATAGCAAAAAAGGAGACGTACACCATCGGCAAGATGTACGTTGACGGTGCATACGTCTGCGACACTCTTGAAGATAAAGACAGAGGACTAACCTCTAATATGTCGGTGGCGCAGATATGCGGAGTTAAAATCAAGGGCGAAACCGCCATCCCGACGGGCAGATACCTCGTCGACATGAAGACGGTATCGCCGAGGTTCGGAGGTCGGGCGCAGTATCTGTTCTGCAAGGGGAGACTGCCGCGACTGTGCAATACGCCCGGCTATCAAGGCGTGCTGATACACTGCGGCAACACAGCGATGGACACGGATGGCTGCATCCTTGTCGGTGAGAACAAAGCGGTCGGTAAGGTACTGAACTCAACGGCAACGTTCCGCAAGGTGTACGCGAAGTTGAAGGCTGCTGACGAAAGAGGAGAACAGATTTGGATAACAATCGAATAACACGGAAAACACAATATAAAATGGCAGGAAATATCACTACAAGTACAGGTAAGGCTTTCGTGGTCGGTACCATGAGCACGGAAGCGCTTACCGCTCTGTTCGATTTACGTTGGATGCTCGTTCTTATCGTCGTTCTTATCGTCGCCGATTTTTGGTTCGGTGTGTCGGAGAGCATTAAAAGGCACGAACACTTCCGCTTTTCGCGAGCTGGGCGCAGAACGTGCAATAAGGCGGTGGACTACGTTACATACCTCATACTCGGCTCTGTGCTCGGCTTGGCTATCTTCGAACCGCTGGGCTGGGCTAACCACGTCACAACGGCGGCTATCGGCTTGGGCTTCGGGTGCATCTGGGAGGTAGATAGTATCGTCGGGCACGTTTGCGCCCTGCATGGCATAAAAAACACATTCTCCGTGAAACGCCTTATCATCGCACTCATCAAGCGGAAGAACGCAGACATCGGCGAGGCGGTTGAGGAAGCAATGGATAACAATAAAAATTAACGAATATGGATATACGAGGAATATTAATGTTACTGAACTGCATCGTCTTAGGAGCGACAATGCTCTTTGTCTTTTACAAGGCTGACAAGCTCGATGTAGTCGATGAAGGCTACGACGAGAACAAGCAAAACCGACAAGGTGCTATCGGATGGTTTATCGCGTCTATATTCGTAGGCGTTCTTGCACTGCCAGTAATGGTGCTGCGTGAGGTGTATCAATGGAAGCGTTACAAGCTACCGAGTATTGAATGGAATTATATATGTCGCTACGGCTTCGCTATTGTCATCGGCTCTATGCTGCACGTGCTCTTGCTTGTTATGACAAGCTGCACAACTCCGAAACCTATTGTGTTAGAGCGAGTGATTAACAAGACGGACACGCTGTATAAGACCAACTACAAAGCCGATACGTTTCGCGTACACGACTCGGTGTATGTGGAACACTACACTCGTGGTGATACAGTGTATAGCCAGAAGAGCGTGTGGCGATGGTGTGACCGCATAAGTGTGAAGACCGACACTATATATAAAGCAATGCTCCAGACCGACACAACACGTCTTCCCATACCAGTGGAGCGCAAGCTATCGACGTGGGAGCGCACGCAGATGCACGTCGGGCAGTTTACTATCGGCGCGGTGGTGCTTGTAGTTCTGTCGCTGTTGTTGTGGCTGATACATCGCAAAGAATAGTCTAACACCTCAATTTTAAGTCTTATCATGGTACCATGGCTATTGCACCATGGTACCTTTATTTCGTTATTTTATCTCTGGAATATTGCTTACAGCCTTACGCTTCATCTCGTCTGCGACCTTAGCGTATATCTGTGTAGTCTTTATTGACGTATGCCCAAGAATTTTAGACACCGTATATAAGTCTGCACCGTAATACAGCAAAAGCGTAGCGCACGTGTGGCGGCTCATGTGCACAATTTAAGCAAAAGCAACGGAAAGTGAATATGAGAGAAATGAACTGTAAGTGGTTGAGAATGAGCAATATTTCATAATTCTGCCAATTGTCTGCAAAGCAAAGCCGAGCAGGATATTGAGTTATTTCAGTTACCAAACCGTTAGCGGTCAGTTACCGAAACCAACACTGCTAACGAGGTGAAAAACAAATAGTTTGTCACCAGTGTTTGTTGCACTGTTCTGCACAACTTT